CGTTGTGCTCACTTCGTTGGAATAGGCCGACTCCAGCCCGCGGTCGTCATAAGCGGTCAGAGCCATGAAATAGGTCCCGTCCGGCAGTGAAATCGTATAAGTCGTGACCTTGCCGACCTCGATCTTTGTGGTGTATTGACCAGTCGCTGGACCGTAGTAAAGCCGGTAGCCGGTGATGTAGTCGTGGTCGATGGATGGCTCCCATTGCAGGGTGACCTCGGATGTGCCTGCCATGACATCGCCGACAGTCACCCACGCCTGCGCCGAAGTTGCCGCCACAAGAATGACGAGCGCTGCGAGAAATCTTTTCATTGGCTCACACTGCCGCCCGTGACGTTGCTGTCCTTGGCGAAAAGGCCGATCAGAAAAAGACCGAGCGTGCTTACCGCGTTTCCAACTTCCGCCGGAATTCCGAACAAAGGAAAGATCATCCCCAATGCCGCCAATATGCCCGATGCCGTCGTTTTCCAGTTTTTCACTTTCAATCCTCCCTTTTTTTGTGCTGCAATGTCGTCACTTAACCTTCGCGAAGAAGGCACACCAAAGTGTCTCCGCGATTGGGTCCTACCTGCCGATACCATTTTGAGTCTTCGAGCTCAGCCGCCGCTTGTTGCCAATCGCCCCCGTCGATCGCGGAAATCATCCGTTTGAATCCCCTGAACCTCGTCAGACCGAGGTTGAAGACCAGCTCTGTCAGAACGTCCCATCGATTTTTCGTAAAGTTCTTGTACTTGCTGTCGGGAAACATGGATCTCGCTTCCGCCTCCGCGGTTTCAATATCCCTGTCGAGAAGCCGTTCCGCCTGATCGATGGTCAATCTCGTGAATTTTTCGTGTTTACGTATCTTGTGCCCGTAGCCGATGGTCCAGGCGCCGGCCGGGCAGAGGTATGGCTGGAGCCTCAATCCTTCATGCAGTTTTATGCGATCCCTCAATGTCAGCATGTACAGTTATCCCTCGTTGATGATGACCGCCGTCGTCCTGGCTTTGCACTCTTGGGCGTCGCACTCGATCTTGTGGCCGTGCGAGTCCGCCCGATCCCACAGCTGCCTGATTTCTTCCTTGAAGGACTTGTTCTGGACAATGATGATCCCCTGGGCAATGCCGATCCCTATCGAGATAACCAGGAGCCAGTTTGAAGTATCCATAGGTGAACTCCCTTTCGCCTCCGTTACCGTATGTAGAGATACAAGGCGCCTTTTTTGGAATTCCCGGCGTTCGTTACGGCAATGGTCAGTTTGCTGTTGGCCACGCCCGCCATGGATGCTTCCGCCCTGTATTCCGTGTTCATCGTATCCCTGTCGGCCAACGCCCCCAGAGCGACGTCGACGCCGTCTGAATCGTTCACGGCAATGTCGTAGTTGTCTGTTGGAGCGGCGGAACCGTCTGGAACGGTTACGGCCCCGATAAGCCTGCCGTCGTAGTAGTTCGCGGTTGTTCCGCTTACCGCGCCGGTCGCATCATCCGAGACCCAGGCCGCCTTGATTTTCTTGATGGTCCCGTATGTCACTTCCGTAAATGTCATGGCGCTTCCGGCCATCGATCGATCCTCCCATTAAGCCGCCGTCACGTATGCCCCGTCGTCGATCGGAACATACCAGAGGCTCCATTTCATCGTGCCGGCATTGGCGCCGACCCCGGTAACGAGTTCGATGGAACCGGGCCGGAGGGCCCACCGTGGGGCCGTGCTCAGGATGCAGCCCCCGTCCGTGGTAGAGGTGACGAGCGCCGTTCCCACCGCGTCGGGCAGGGTGAACATGCAGCCGACATCCACGTTGGCGATGGAGGCCGAGGCGGCACACAGCACCGTGTCGTCTCCGGTCGTGGGATTGGCGTTGATCTGGAGCGTCGTAAGAGTTGCATCCATGGTGGTCACGATCTCGCCCAGCAGGCCCAATAGGGCTACACGGCCGCCCGTGACCGTGAACAGTGCATTGGTCCCGGCGGCGATAGCCGCTGCGGAGCGGTCAACTCGGATCCCGAGGACGATGTCCGCTATTCTCGATATGGTCGATGAGTTGTAGTTCATTTTTTTTCACCCTCCTTTCAGGAAGCGCTGTTACAGGGCCTCGTTGTTCTGATACCGCGTCCCGACCAGTTCATAGGTAACCGACGCGATGCTCGACGCATGGCCGCCGGAGGTTCCCAACTGTACGTAACGGCATCCCGCGCTCAGAATGCTGGCGTCGATGAAAAACTGCACCACCTGGGAACCGGTATAGACGCCCGTATCAATGGTGAAGGATGCTGCGTCGGCCTGTCTCACCAGGCTCGGGTCCGTGAGGGCGTCGGATGCGTACCATATCGGGAAGGCGGCGGTGATTGCAGTCGTGCCGCTTGCCGCCGCCCCCTCGTGGACGTGCAGGACCAGGTCCGTGTCGCCGCCGCGGTAATGCAGGACGGTTATCAAGACCCCTTTCGCTTTACTGAGATCGCACCAGGCGGCCGTATCCGCTATGGCGTCCGCCGCCGCCGGTTCATGAGCCAATTGGATGGGATTTATTTCGGGATTCAACATGTCTTATTCCTCCTTATTTTCTGATTAGGACCGGGTCTGCAGCCCGACAAAATGCGACTGGGTATAGTTGGCCCCGCCCTTGTAAGGCGTCAACGCGGAAGCCCGCACCGGCTGGCCGTCCACGCGCATGACGAACCGGAACACGGATTCATCGTAGACAAACCGGACATGGATGCTCATATCGCTCTGGATGCCGCCCTTCTCGGCCAGGATGTAGCCGTTTTGGAGATCCGCCAGAAGGATGTCACCCAGGGTGCCAAGGGTGGCCGCCTGCTCGATGGCCAGGACCGGGCGCCCGAACAGGGTCCCGTAAGGCTGGCCGCTTAAGCCCCCTGCCGGCATGTAGATCGGGATACCCCCGGTGCCCACGGCCAGGGACATGGTGAAGAGCTGCGGCTCGATGTTCTGATTGATGAGCCATACGGCATTGGGACGGCTCGACGCGAAGAGGCGGGACCACATGTTGATGACGTTTTCCGCCAGAACCGTGGCCGCCTTCTGTCCCGTCTCTTTGTTCACCTGGACCAGGCAGCCCGCGTTGAGGATGCCGAGAGGCTGGCCGGCTCCGGTGCCGTTGATAATGGCATCATCGAGCAGAAATCCGAATTCGGAAACGAAGCCCTGGCGAATGACTCCCTCGAGGGCCGCCGCATCGCTCAGGAGCTCGTCCGTCGCATAGCAGAGCCCGATCAGCTTTTTGAGGTTGAGCTCGATTTTTCTGAACTTCGGTTTGCTGGCCGACTTTTCTCCCGCTTCCTCTTCCCAATAGCCGACGATCCCGCCCCACCGGGTGGAGGCCCGGGAAGTTTCGTCCAGTCCCGGCAGTTTCATACTGTTGGCGTTTCCCGATATGGGAACCCGGCGACATCGGGAAGCCAGAATTCCGGTTTCAAAGACATCTTTCAGAAGTTCCGTCGAAAAATCCTGCTGGACGAGAAACCCTCCGTCCGAGGGGATCGTCTCGTTGAGCCCTGAAGCGGAGGACGTGATCCTCAATCGCGGATCGACCACGCCGCCGGGTTGTCCGGCCCTCATGACCGCCGCCAGCTGGGCCCCGAAAGAAGGGAACCTGTCCCGTTCTGTTTGCGCTGCAATTTCCCTTTTCTTTTCAATGGACTGGACGGCTTCCGGTTTCTCCAGGGCGTCGGCGATCCGCTGCTGCCTCTCCAGTGTGGCCACCGTGCGGCGGTAGTCCTCGACGGTATCCATCATCTCGTTTTTGATGCTCAATTCGCCGTCGGTCAGATCGCGGTTCTCCACGGTGGCCTTGGCGTCCATGTCGGCCGCTTTTTTCATCAAGGCGGCGATGTCTTCCCTGTACTGACTGATCGTTTTCATTTTCTGCTCCTTTTTCCTTGTGGTTTCCGGGCAAAGAAAAAGGGCGGCAATGTAGGTGTGTAGCCCTACACGGCCGCCCTTCGTTCTTTCTTGCGTCCCCTTCGGCTGATCAGGCTTCGGGGGAGCCCGGGTTTTTAGGTCTTTACTCTTCTACTTTGGTGAAACCAGCTCCGCCCTGATGAGCAGGTCGGCTACACGATCCCTCCTTGTCTGCTTGGATTGAGCGACTTTAACCTGATTCCTCTGGTGAATATTCGCAATGTCCTCAAAATCTTTCGGCGATGAGTTTCCCCTTTCGCCGTCAATATTATCCGGAATGCGCTTGAAGCCAGCCTTTGCCATAACTGGGATGAACCTGGCGCATGCAGCCATGTCCATCCTGCTCCCGATCTCGTCGATAAAACCCGCCTCCAAAGCCTCGTCGGCGTTCATCCAGGTTTCGGCATCCAGCAGGGGAACGATGTCTTGATCCTCTTTGCCGCTTTTCCCTGAGTAGACCTTCAGCATGCTCCCTCGCACTTTGTCGAGGACATCGGCCATACTCCTCATGTCATCGGCGTTTCCCACAACCATCCCGGAGGGGTTGTGCATCATGTAAAGGGCGTTTTCGGCCATAACCACCTTGTTGCCTACGAGAGCGATGACCGAGGCGATGGACGCTGCGATGCCGTCGATATAGGTTGTGATCGTCGCCGGGTGCTGCTTGAGAAGGTTGTAGATGGTGATGCCGTCGAAGACTTCACCTCCGGGGCTGTTGATGTGCAGATCGATCTGCGAAGCGGTGACCGCAGATAGCTCTTTCTGAAAGGCCTTTGCAGTGGTGCCGCCGCCGGTCCAGAAGTCTTCACCGATCTGATCGTAAATCCATATTTCGGCTTTCTCCGCCTTGTTTTTGATCTCATACCACTTCATTGGTCATTGCCTCCCTTGTCGTCTCCGGGCATGGGCCGCTGAGGTTCCAACGACTGATCGAGCTTCCCGGCATTTTGCAGTGACGTCATATTCATGGGCACCAGATGGATGTCCCCGCCCTCTATAGGGTCCTTGTCTTCGAGTTGTCTGATCTCGTTTATGGAAAAGGCGCCGATGTTGAACATCTCCCGATAAAAGGCCCCGCGGCCGGCGGCATCCGCCCTCAATATGCCCTCGACAACGTGTTTGTAGTAAAGCCTGCCCCGTCCCGAAAGCGCCCTGTCGCTGTCCGTCAGGAGCTGCATGTTATAGTTCTGTTCGAGGGTGACGAGCCATGGCAGTAAGGTGTCCGTATAGAAAGACCGCTGCTCCGATTCGATGTTGTTGAAGGACGATCGGGTCAGGTCCTTGAGTTTGTGCGGCGGAAGGTTGAACCAGCGGGCTATCTCCGGTATTTGAAACTGGCGGCTTTCCAGGAACTGGGCGTCTTCCGGCGGCACTCCCACCTTTTCGAGTTTCATGCCCTCTTCGAGCAGTAACAGTCGGTGTGACTGCCCGAGGCCTGAATAGCCCTCGGTGAGAGACTTCTTCAGGTTTGCGTGCGCTGCGGCGGAGAGCTGGTTCGGGTGGCTGACGATAACCCCCGGATGCGTTCCGTTGCCGAAGTAGAGGGATCCGAACGTTTCCATGGCCATGCCGAGCCCGATCGACTTCCTGGCCATGGCAACGACCGAATATCCCATGAGGCCGTCGAATCCGATGCCGGGAATGTGCAGTATCTTGTCCCTGGTGAAGTACTTGTCTTCTTCGCCGACCTTTACACGATATAAAATCTCGCCGTTCTGCCACATGGGCGTCACCAGATTCGGCGCAATCGGCCAGAGCTGCACGAGCTCCCCGTATCCGTTGACCACCTTTTCCGCGTAGCCGTTGCCCCAGAGCAGGATGTGGCCCATGAGGGTTTCCCGTAATGTCTTGGCTGTCATAAACGGGTTGGCCTGGTCGTGCAGGACCCTATACATGACCCTATCAGAGGCGATCCTCTTTTTTTCTGCTTTCATTTGCATGAGGTGAAGAGGAAGGCT